GGGATGAGCTGGAACAGGTCTTAGCTTTTTTCGGAGATAAGAGAGTTCTCACAAGAACCGATGTCATGCGGTACACGGGGAAAGGTGAGAAGTGGGTTAAATCTCACATTGGAAAAGAAAAAGAATTCTCAGCGGTTGCACTTGCCCATGCAATGGCTGCACTGAAGTAGGAGGAATATATGATTCATTTGTTCTTATCCCTTCGGCTGATAGACCAGATCTTGGTTGTTGGTTATATCCTGTTCGCTTTGTTCATTATTGGCTCTGTCTGGTATGTGCAGCATGAGATATGGAATGCCAACCTCCGTCAGACGGTAGAGAATTTTATAGGGAATCTCCATGCACTCACGGAGAAAATCGAAAGCGAAGCATACGAAGCAGAGTGGATGGACGCAAAGAACTATATGAAGTCACAGGGAGAGAATTTCTGATGGAACCAATGATTTCAGGAGTTTATTTTCTGCTAAAAGAAGGGAAAGTCAAATATGTTGGTGAATCAAAGGATATCTGCCGACGAATAGCTGAACATACAGCAGGATATAGATCACATGGCAAACTAAAACAAGATTTTGATAGATGGGAATTCATTTCTATTAAAGATAAAAAAGCCAGATTAGATATTGAAAGAACACTAATTATGATGTTGCAACCAGAGTGGAATATTGCAGATAACACCAAAAACGCAATTGTTGGTCGTGAATATCTTACACAAGATGAAAAAATAAAACCACTTTGTGATGAAGAGGACATGAGATGTTGTAACTTAGATCCTTTTGAAACTCTTTCTTATATTACTACGGGAGAATTAGAAAAACTTACTGGAATTTCAGCAAGCTATTTTAATGTTCTTGCAGATCAACTTCGGCCCATGAATTTATCATCTTTTGCATTTGGGATTAAAAAGATTTCGCGGAAATGGATAGTTGATCATAAAGAGGTCATTTATACTCTCCAAAGACTGAAGGAGAAAGAGGTGGATTTTGATGAAGATAAATAAAGTCCACTGCCTGTTTGAGCAGTCCGGCACATTTAAGAATGAGTTTCTGAAACTTGGAATACCTGCCGAAGATTACGATATCCGCAATGACTTCGGGGAGACTGACCATGTGATAGATCTCTTCTCAGAGATAGATAAAGCCTACGACGGTGAGCCAAGTATTTTTGACGAGATTGGCTCCGAAGATCTTATTCTGGCATTTTTCCCGTGTACACGATTTGAGTCACAAATCTCTTTGCATTTCCGTGGTGAGGCAATGCAATTAAAGAACTACACAGATGAACAGAAACTTGCTTACGTTATGAAACTGCATAATGAACTTCACCGTTTGTATGAGCTGTTCTGCAAAATGTTTACAATTTGCATCGGGGGGGGGACAGACTGGTTACAGAAAATCCTTTCACTCAGCCACATTATCTCACCTCGTATTTTCCGATTAAGCCGAGCGTGATTGATAAGAACAGACGTTTGCACGGTGATTATCAAAGGAAACCTACGCAATACTGGTTTGTGAATTGCAAGCCGGAACAGAACATGATTCTGGAACCTGTGGAATACTTGGAGAGAAGAACTCACAACGAAGCGAAAAGGTCAGGAGATGTTTCAAGGCAAGTGATCCGCAGCATGATAGCGCCTCAGTACGCACGTTGGTTTATTCGAACATTTATCTTGGACATGGAGGAATAGCAAAGTAAGGGGAACGATATGGCAAAAAGCTGCAAGCACAAGGACTGCCGTTATTACAACGAAAAGACTGCTAATACTTTTTCATGCAATTATGCGCTGTATGAAGGGAAAACAAAACTCTCCCAACTGAAACCTGGAGAGAAATATGACGTAAGCAACTGTCAATTCTATTCAAGTGGAAGGAAGGTAAGACCTTCTGAAGTGTTTCCATATACCGAAATCGTTTCGGAAGAAATACTGAGAGAAGCAAAGAAACTTTCCCGTGAGCCGAATGCTGTAACGCTGTATGACCTGCCTATAGCAGATAAGGACATGGCAAAAATATACGGAGTATCACACCAAGGGGTAGCATACTGGAGGAAGGTTAAAGGTCTCGGACGCTTGAAAGAGGCGAACCCCATTAACTGGAAGGAAATTGATTCCTTGATTTCAGAAGGATATTCAGACATAGCAATAGCAAAGCTGGCCGGAACCAATGTTATTGTTGTGCAGGAATATAGAAAAAGCTTTGAAGAAGGAGGGTGACAAAAATTAATGGTAAGGGCGAATACAGTTTATTCCGTGAAGACAATGACAGTAGCACAGGCGAACCCCTATATACTCTGGTCATAGACGGAGTTAAGTATGGCGAGCACATGACTCTTCCGGAAATCAGTATTCTTCTTGCGAAACAGGGAGAGGATGGCGATGAGTGACTTTGATAGACGGACACTTGTCTCTGTAATGGAGACAGCCATCTGGCCTTGGAATTCAGTTGATTCCGTAGAGGAAGAGGCGAGCGGAAGCGTTTGTCTCGTTATGAAGTCAGACTTGGACAGAGCTGACAAGCAACGGGAAATAGATAAGTGTTTGAGTTGTAGGAGACAATTCTGCACAAATTGTCTAAGTGAATACGAAAAAGAGGACAAGCCCAAGTTGGTAATGATCAAGCAGATCGAAGGACAAATGATCATGGAAATGTGAAAGAGGAGATGATGTTAGATTGCTTGAGTATAAGCACTTCCCAGATAGGGAAGCGTGGCTGAAAGGAAGGAAAGACTTTCCCGGAATAGGTGCTTCTGAAGCGTCTGCCATAGTCGGAGCGTCAAGTTGGATGTCTGCGTCTGAGTTATGGCAGCTGAAGACAGGACGGAAAGAACCGAAAGACTTATCCCTTAACGAGCAGGTGTCGTATGGAACACATGCAGAAGAGCATATACGTGCACTGTTCATGCTGAAGCATCCGGAATATGAACTGGATTACCATCCTTTTGATTTCATGTATCAGAAGGAAAGACCTTGGCTCAGATGTACCCTTGACGGAGAATTGGTTGTTCCGGACGGTGAGAGGGGAATAATGGAAGTCAAGACGGCCCAGATACAGTCTAAGAGCCAGTATGCCCAGTGGAATAATCGCATTCCGGATCACTATCTTGTGCAATTACTGCACCAGTTCTTAGCCACTGGCTATTCCTTCGCATATCTGACCGCGGAATTAATGTACATGGACGGATCTTCTACACTGCGCTCCTATTATTTCCGTGCACAGGATTACTACGATGATATGGAATGGCTTCTGGAAGAGGAAGAAAAGTTCTGGGATAGCGTTCTGAATCAGAAAACACCTAATGTAAAACTATTTTTGTAAGGAGTTAACGATGGAATTTCAAGTAACAACTGATCTCGCATTGATTCAGCCTCAGAAGATTGAATCGAATGTCGGAGAAGTTAAGGTATGGCTTCAAAGCGCACTCACCAAGTACAAGACTGCTGTTGTGAACGAAGACGCAATTTCTTCTGCAAAGGCAGACAGAGCAACCGTGAACAAGGTGAAAAAGGCTATTGATGACAAGAGAAAACTTGTCAAAAAGCAGTGGAATGAACCTTATGTCGCATGGGAGAAGGAAGTTAATGAACTGGTAGCCCTGTGTGACGAAGCAGCAAAGAATCTGGATGTTCAGATCAAATCCTTCGAGACTGAAGCAAAAGAGGTCAAGAAAGCAAAACTGAAGTCATGCCTTGAAGGATGGGCAGCAGGAGTCGGAGTAGAAGATTATCTTCCTTATGAAGAAGTGGCAGACCCCAGATGGCTGAATGCGACGTTCCCGATGGAAGAAGCAACGGGAGCTATCAGAAAACTTATTCAGGTCACGGCAGAAGACCTTAGAACAATTCGTGATCTGCACAGCGATTTTGAAACTGCTTTGTTGAACAAGTATAAGCAGACACGTGACATCCGCAAGGTACTTGCCGAAGAACAGTCCCTACGTGCCGTCAGAGAGCGTGAAGCGTCCAGACGTGAATTTATACCACCCCAGACGCTCGAACCTTCGGAACCCAATGCAATCCGCTCAGAAAAAGCTGAAGAATTGAAAACTGAGCCGATTACTTCCACCCAGACTCAGAATCCTGTTACTGAGCCTGTGCAGAAACCGCAGTCCAAGCCAGCTAAGACATGGACGCTTAAATTCGCTGTTACTGTAACAAAGGAACAGATGTTTGCACTGAAGAATTTCTTTGTAAGTAATGGAATACATTATGAACAGCTCGAAGAGCGAAAGGAGAACAAATAAATGAGAGCACCACAGCCAACTGCTCAGAAACAGAGCCTGTCAGTCAGACAGGCCGACGCAGATAAGCCCGTAGTATATCGGGACAGTAACGGACAGGAGGTAAGCCTTTCCCGTTATATTATCAATCGTTATCTGGCCCCGGCCGCAGAGTTCACCGAAGAGGAATGCTGGGGTCTGATTGGCCTTGCAAAAGCGAGAGGCCTTAACCCTGTTGTCAAAGACGTTTACTTTGTCCGGTATCAGGGAACACCGCAGATTATCGTTTCCCGTGACTACTATGAGAAACGGGCAAACCAGAATGTGAACTATCGAGGGAAAGAGAACGGTATTGTCGTTCTGAACCGCAAAGAAGAGATTGAGTATCGTGCAGGTACGATCATGCTGAAAGGCGAAGAACTTCTCGGCGGTTGGTGTCGTGTCTATATGGCGAATCTGGAACATCCCGTGTTTACTTCGGTTCAGTTTGACGAAGCTGCAAAAACGAAAGACGGGAAGCTTACTGCAACATGGGCAACTATGCCGAAGACCATGATTGAAAAGGTCGCTATCGTCAGAGCACTTCGGTCAGCTATGACAGAAGAGTTCGGAAACACCTACATTGCTGATGAACTTGGAATGGAAGAGTCTGAGCTGTCGGCAGAAGTTGCTGATGTGCCAGAGAATGCAACTGAACCTGCTCCGGAACCTACACCGTCTCCAAAGGCAGCACCGGCACCGGCTCCGAAAAAGGCAGTAAAGAAAGCGGAGCCTGTCGAAGCAGAGTTCATGGAAGTGGATGAATCAACCGGAGAAGTAATCGAAGAAGAGGACGATTTTGAAGATCTGCAGGCCGCGTTCTTCAAATAATGCGAAAATATTAGAAATGGAGTTATAAAAAATGCTGAATATTTTTGGAAATCTGGAAGACGGTGAAAAAGTAGCCATCTGGGGTATTTCTTCAAACCCGAAAACAAAAACCACCTCCACTGGAAAGACACTGACCACTCTCAGCGTCCAGATCGGGAAAGAAGGGGATGACAAGGTATTTGTAACTGTGCAGGCATGGCAGAAGCTTGCACAGCAGTTTGCAAGTCTTGTCGATAAAAAAGATTATCTGTTTGTAGTTGGCACAGCCCATCTGGATACATACTGGACAGAAAAGAACCAGAGAGAGACTTACTATATCAGCGCTGAGTACATGGCGAATCAGGTGTTTATCGGTGGGGAAGCTGGAATGTCCCACGGTATGGATGACGATGACTTCATGAATCTTCCGTAATTGCTGTATATTCTCACCTCTGCCACCATGCAGGGGTGAGAAAACCACTTGACAAGCTGGATAAGTTAGAAAGTGAAGGAGTATGGTGTTGAAACTGGTTGAGCAAGACGCAACAGGAAAGATTATCTCCGTAAAGTGTGTGTCGGAAATTAGCAGTATCAAATCTTTAAGCAGTGAAGAGCGATTCGTTTATAATGTTCTGAATGCACTGATTTCCCAGAGAGCTTATACGGATGACCGGACAGCCGAAGAGATTGCGTTCTTTACGAAGTTGCCAATGGCAACTGTCAGAAAATCGATACAGACACTAAAAGACTCGGGAAAGTTAATAAGGAAAACAGAGTACGGATATACTTACTGGACAACTCGGTGGATGATTGACCACCCCGATTTCCGGGAGTGGAATGAATATACTTATTGATTGAGGCAGGTAAAGAGAAATGAAATATACCATTGAAGGATTTAGCCAAGAGGCGGCAATGTCTTTTTCTCATACTGAAGCGGTAAAAACTGGAACCGTGACGAAGGTTGTCACGCAATATGTGGATTGCACTGATCTGGCAATTCTTCGGTGGTTTGTGGATTTCTATAAATTCATGCGGAAAATCAACATTGAAGGACAGGAATATGCGCTTTTGACATATCAGAGACTTGCTGACGATATGCCATTAGTTCGTGTGTCCAAACGCTCATTTGCGGATAGACTGATGAAACTGTCCAAGATGGGTATACTGGAACATAAGCATTTTAAGGAGGGTGGTTCATATTCTGTTTACACCTTCGGCCCTGAATATGAAAGACTGGTTGATAGTTCCAAGAGAGAAAAGAAGGAGCAAGAAGAAGAGCCACAGAAGGAACCCTCTGCAAAAATCGTAGGGGGTGGGTGTTTAACCGACGAGGGGTATGCAGTCAAACACCGAACAAATAGTAATCTATTATATAATCAGTTATCTTTATATAATAATATTATAAATAATATTCTTTCCTCAACTGAAAAATATCCTTTCGACGCTTCACTCAATGAAACTATCAAACTCTGGATCGAATACAAATCTGAAAAACATCAGACATATCAAGCCAAAGGAATGCAAATGCTTATCACCCAAATTCTCAACAAGGTTGCTGAATATGGTGAAGATGCTGTTCGCGATGTCATCATGCTCAGTATGAGCAACAACTACACTGGCATCACGTGGGAGAAAATCAAAAAAACAGAAGAACCGTCTCAGACTTCCAAAGAAGAACAAAGAGTGTTCGAACACGAAGAGAATTATTACAAGGCTGCAGCTACACTAAACAAATCCATCCTCAAAAGATATCCAACGATGAAGCCAAAAACTGAAGAGGAATTACAAGCTTGGGCAAATGAGTTTTATATCCTTGAACAGCAAGACCATCGCACAATGGAAGAAATCTCGTCTGTTCTCCGGTTCGCAAGGAATGATGTGTTTTGGAGAGATAAAATCTTGGATGCAAAAAAATTTAGGGAAAAATATGATACTCTTCTTGCTGGGCAGATTGAGAATGAAAGGAAAAACAAATGAAGCTTTATGATACTTCCCTTGAACAATGCGTAATCGGGGCATTGTGTATAGGGCCGGACTCAATGAAGAAAGTTGTTCGGTTTCTGAAACCGGAAGACTTTACAATACTGGCATGTGAAATGCTCTACCAGAAAATGTATGATGAGTTTATTCACAACCACCCGATTGACGTGAACATCTTACCGTCATGTATCTCGTCGATTATGTCAGAACCAACGGAATATGTCAGAGAATGTATGATGTTGGCTCCAACAACAAACAATGTTGTCTTACATGCACATGTGATTCATGAAGCAGCGAGAGAAAGACGGTTACAGACAAGCGTTTACGAGATTTTCAACACAGAGGAAGAAGACGTTTTAGCAACGACAATCATTCAGAAATGTCAAGATTTTTTAAAAGACGGAAGGGGAGAGGCTACAGGAATGTTTCAGCTTATGAATGAAGCTTGCGATAAGCTCAGTGAGCCTATGGGTCTGAGAATAGACACAGGATTTCCGAGACTCGACGGGATACTAAAGGGCTTGTGGGGTGGGAATCTGATACTGATCGGTGCAAGACCATCTTGTGGGAAAAGTTGCTTCGGATTAGATCTTGCAGAACATGCAGCACGTCAAGGTCATACAACGATGCTCTACTCATTGGAAATGCTTTCTGATGAACTGACAGAAAGAATGATTTGCAGAAGAGCAAATATTCCATTAGACCATATTATTGATCGAGTCATGAGTGACGATGAGATACTAAGATACACACAGGCATGTGCGGATTTGTCTTCATTGCCAATCATTGTAAACGACACTCCCAATATCACTGTCCAGCAGATTCGGGCAGATACCAAAATACAGCAGAATGTTGAACTTATTATCATTGATTATATCGGACTGCTACGTGCAGAAGGCAAGTATCCGAACCGGAATCTGGAACTTGGAGCTATATCAAGAGAACTGAAGAATCTTGCAGCAGAATTAAAGATTCCAATTGTAGCAATGGCACAGCTCAACAGACAGAAAGACTCTGGGGATGAACCAAATCTGAGTGATCTACGGGATTCCGGAGAATTGGAGCAAAATGCAAATAAGGTAATCTTCCTGTGGAATGTAGACGAGGAACAGGGGATTAAAGGATGTAAGGTCGCTAAGAATAGGCGAGGGAAAAACGGGACAGTTCACATGAGATTTCAAGGGGAGTATATGAAATTCACTGAATTGAGTGAAAACATAAATGTCAAATCCAAGAAGTCAGACGATATGTGGAATGATGACGAATATTGATTATATCCGAAGTCTCCCGCCACGGGAGCTGTCGAAGTTCTTATATAGCGTGTATTTATCATGCTGTATCTGCTGCAGTCATCAAGGCTCTTGTTCTCCGACAGACAGATGCCGGGAAGAAATAATGCAATGGCTTATACAAGAAAAAGACGCGGTAAAAACGAAGTGGGATGACATGCCGATTGACCAGATGGGTCTGACACCAAGCGTTTTCAATGGCCTATACAAAGCAGGAATCCACACAGTCGGAGAGTTAACCCGATATACCGCTTATGACTTATCAAAAATACCCCATCTGGGAGAAAAAGCGGTAAAAGAAATAGAAGCACAAATCTTTAAGATTACCAAAAATCGAATATAGAAAATGTGTCTCCTAACGCAAAAATGTTCTCAGAGTCTCTAAAAGGCTAAGAACAGCGTTAGGAGAGCCTTTTTTTATGACAAAAAATATAGTTTCATGGGGTTTGTAGAAGTATAACTTCTAACCACGCCAAAGGGAGTGTTATAGGGCGATGGAATCACAGAAATGCTTGATATGCAAGACACCGTTGAACGATATCAAATCATGGAAAATGCCAGTAAAGCTCGGAGACTTCTTTGTCCCGTATTGCTACAGGTGTCAGGCAAGAGTGTATACATGGATCGCAAGCTGTATCGGCTATAAGCTTGCAATGTTTTTTTCCTGTGCGATGTTCAACCTTCCGTATCTGCCTTTGCTGATCACGGAGTCAAAACAGTACAGCAAAGAGCGTGGAACATGGGGCGCATATGTTGCCACGGTCAAAAGGGCCGATAAGGAAGAAGGCAAAGTCAGAGGATTCTCTGACGGAATAACGGATATCCGGAAAGCCTTCGGCGGTTCACTTGCTACCATCGAGATCACGGATGAGATGAGAGAAGACGAGCTGTACAAGAGCGGCCCCGCAACAATACAGGAGTTGTTTGGCCCCGGGCCGAAAAAGTCTCCGTATAAACCGGAAGACTATGACTTCCTGTTGAAAACGTACAATGCTCTGACGGAAGAAAGACCTTACAGAAACGCACAGACGGAGCTTGCTATCCAGAAGATCTGCAAGTGGACTCTCGAACAAGAGAAGTGCATGCAGAACAAGGAATTTGCTGATGCCCAGAAAATCGGTGCACTGATCAAGACCGAGATGGAGGGCGAAACACTCCGAAAGCGCGACGAGAAAGCTGCTGACGTGACCCGTCTTGACGACATTGTTTTAGCGGTCGAACGTGCAGGACTGGATTTGTACGACTATGAACATCTCTGCGAACAGCTTTCCACAATGATGTTCCACTCAAAGTATGGCCTTTGCCGTGACGCAGCAGATCAGATGCTCCTCATGATTGCGAATATCAGTAGGTGGAATGAAGGCGAGGAAGCACTGGATACGCTTCCAAAGGATTTCCGCATTACCGATACGTTAGGTGAGTTCGCAGAAGAACAGGACGAAATAGAACGTAAGAATTACAAGGACTTGCAGTTGGTTCCGATGAAAGCGGAATAAATCTTTCAACACTTCAAAAATCGGGGAGGTGGTTAGTTAGAAATGGCAACGAATAAAGAACCGTATGAATACAGTCCGGAGCTTGGGCAGTATGTCAAGAAAAACAATACGGAAAAAGTTGGGTATTCGAAATACGCCACACCGTGTTGGGCTTTATTGGTGTCATTTTTCTAACGGGCTGAGTTCAGATTTTATCCGGATATCCTCGAAGATATTTGCAAGGGCGACAACGTAGAATTTGAAAACAGCCTTCTGAACCGCGTTATGAAACGAGCAGCTGCAAGGTATGAACGGACATTCTTCTATGCTTCTCGTGGCACAGGTAAGACAACAAACATTGTGTCTGACCGATGCAATAAAGGAATACTTTTTCCCGGAGAAGTTGTAGGTTACTATGCTCCAACTGAAAAACAGGCAGCACCAATTGCTTCAAAAGCATTTTCCACATATAAGCGAAATTCTCCTCTCTTGGCAGCTCATTGGTCGGAAGACAGTAATGCAATGAGTTCGTTCAAATTATCCACAAAGAACGGCTCAATGTTTACGATGTCTGTTCCCCGTGGTGTTGATACATCTTCGCTGATTGCTGAAGAGTGCGGACAGGAAGATAAAAACCCGTTCAACTGGGAAGATTTCAACCAGATTGTTTTACCGACAAACAGGAAAGAATACAAGGTTGACGGTGTTAGCCCACTGGGAGCGGTTAATCTTCAAGTCCATTACATTACAAGCGCATCCCGTAAAGAGAACCCCGCGTTTCAAGTGTGTGAGCAAATTCGGCAGGAAATGAAAAATGGCGGCAGTGCCTTTGCCTGTTGGGTTCCTTGGCAGGCAGTCGTGCTTTGCCGAATGAAATCTTACAATTACTACAGAAATCTGAAGAGACAGCTCACGGCAGACCAGTTCCAGAGAGAGTGCGAGAGTAAATGTACGGGTTCCATTCAGAACCCGATAATCCGCGACAGTGCATTGCTCGACAGCAGAACTGTCATGCTTATGGAAGACCGGCACTGTGGAGACAAAGATGTTTTTTACATCCTTGGGTACGACGTTTCTTCAAGAGACGTATCCGGGAATGCACTGACAGCAACCGCAGTTCTCAAGTGTGAGAAGAACACCAATGCTGATCTGACGGTATGGGATCATTACAGGAAATCATGCGTATATATCACTGACGAGCATCCACCGCATTCTGCTGAAGAACATGCAAGACAGATAAAGCGACGCTGGCGCGATTATATGCTTGAAGGCGGAAAACTGGCAATTCTTGTAATTGATGCCCGTTCTTACGGGCAGGCAGTTATTGAACAGCTCCACAGAGACCTTAACGATGGCTTACCGCCACTGGCAACGATCTATCATGAAGACCCGTATCTTTCGTTGGAGCAGGAAGGTGCCATCCCGTGTATCTATCCCCTTCAGGCAACAGGATATGCTGGAAAAGACCCAAATGCCGAAATGCTTGATTATATCGAGCGTGAAATAGAGAACGGGCAGTTAAGGCTTTTGACTTCAAACCTTCTTGACGCGACGAAAGCCTACAAGCTGAAACATAACATTACCGATGACTTGCATGATATTGCAATTCAGCACCCGTACATTAAGACCAACAGGTTGTGCCAGCAGATATCAAACCTGCAGAAAAAATATTCTTCCTTCGGTTGGACAGAGAAAGAAATATCCGTTGCTATTCCGAAGGATGAATGGTCAGCACTTCTCTATGCATCTCGTATGGCGCAGAGAATGGAGAGAGAAGAACTGTACTACGAAAACCGTGCGCACAACGAATGGGAAGAATACGCAAACAAGTTTGCCGGTGACAACGGAATGAGTGATATCCCAATCAGAACACATGCTGTGAAAAGGCTTGGGCGAGGAGCTATCAGATAATGGCTGAAGAATTCAAAAAGAATAAGATCTGGGGTTGTCTCTCAACAGTGGATAACATCAATCGGTTGAGAACGTACCCATTCTTCTACGCAAATTCTGACCACTGCTTGGTGATAGCTGATGAACAGCCAGCCGGTACTGTGGAAATGACACAGGAATTCATGGAGCGTTTCAAGGCCGATGACTGGCTCTGGATCAGTAGAGTGATAGGCCGTGTTCAGAAAGAGCAAGAAGAAAAATACCCCGAAGCTGCAGAGGAACTTGAGAAAGAAAACCAAGAATTCCTTGAAAAGTTTCGGAGTAATTTAGAGGCTTGGAGGTCAAAGAATGGAACAGCGGAAGGACAACAGAAGTAGTTCTGGAAAAACTTCATATACATCCGATTCTTATTCCACCCTTGCAAGGGGAATGATGGGACTCACAAGAGAATTCCAAGATATCCCCGTGGAAGAGGCCTTCAAAGCATTCGTTGGAGCTGGCGGTTACGGTCGCATGCTCGCCGAACCATTTGTACAGAACAGGCGAGTAAAAGGATATAACACTCTTCCGCAGGACGTAACAAAAGACAGACTTGTGGAAATGATTCAGAACCCGAATGACCATGAGCAAAGTCTTCGTGGTGTTTCTTCCACATTAGCATATACAACCAAAACATATGATCTGATTCTTCAGACATATCAGGACTTGCTTACATACGACTGGTATGTGCATCCCACATATTCGCCCGACAAAATCCATATTGAGACGATGAAAAGAGATTTGTTTCTTGCCGAAAAACTGGTTAAGAAAATGAATCCGAAGCAGAAGGGACATGAGATCGTCGGGAAGTGTATGGAATACGGGAAAGTATTCTATACACCGAGATATTCTGTGGATAAAAGCCACAACAAAGTAAACTACGCATTTCTTCAGCAATTGCCAGAAGATTTCTGCAAAATTGTTGGCTTCAATAACGGCCCCGGCAAATACACCGTCGCTTTCGATCTGATGTATTTCCTTCACTCCGGCACTGACTGGAGGCAGTTTGGAGATCTGTTTGAGCCATATATCCAGATATTCGGAGAAGTTGTTGAAAGCAAACAGAAGTACGTATACAACTCTGCTCCGTCCTATGAAATCAACATAGATAAATTCAACCGCCTTAATGCGGCACAGACGGTTGGAAATCCGGAATGGTACATAATCGGCAACACCTATTACTACTGGGTGAATCTGCCAGCAGATAAAGTAATCACTTTTGAAATCTCTGACAGAACAGATGCCGTCATTCCACCGAATACGGGGCTGATGGTTTCAATGCTTTCCATTCCAAATTATGAAGCCGCGCAGATGGAAATCGTTCTGAATCCACTGACCAGTATCATGACGGGTGAAATCCCCATGTATGATACGAAAAACATTCCCAATGCTGACCCGATGGCAGTATCTCCGTCTCAGAGGGAACTGTTCGAAAGGTTCTGGTACAACATGCTCAACCGGAACAACACTTCCGGTATCGGCCTGTATGCTGCACCGTTCAAGAACATGAAGCTGCAAACGATCAGCGATACGGTATCCAACACAGACGTTGCTACGACTGCTGTTTCTGACCAAGTTCAGAAGTCCGGACTGGCAGCATTGATACCAAGCACCAATGACCCGAAAGTCGGTGTAGCACAGCTTTCCGCAATGATCAATGCAGCATATCCCAAGATCATATACAGACGATTTGAGGCCATGTTTGATTCTATTTTCGAAGACCTCAATCTGAAAACACCGCTCAAGTTTGAAATGTTCGGAGATATTTTCTCACGGAAAGAAGAACTTGATATGGCGAGACAGGGAATGACGCTTGGCATTCTGAATGACACGTTAAAGTACGACGCTATGAATGGGCTGACTATTCTTGACGATATAGCAATCAGCGACTTTGTGCATGAATCCGGAATTCTTGATAAGAGGATACCGTTGATAAGCACATATTCCGCAAAACAGAGTGAGAGTGGATTGCCACCTAAAGGCAGCGGTGGGAATAATCCGGAAGCTGCTAACATTCTCAATCCCGGTGGAAGACCGACAGAGGATGGCAGTGAATCAAGTCAGAAGACTGAGACCAGAACGATTGCAAAAGAGAATGCAATCTACTCTCTGAATGACCTCTGAATCAGTTAATAGAGCGCAGATAGTGATAGCTACACGACAAACGGGGAAGTCCAACCCGCTTCTGCGCTTTATATAAATTGGACGAGATAAATCATAGGAGGACACTATGGAAGAAATTTGGAAGCCAGTAAAAAACTTTGAAAACCTTTATGAGATTAGTAATTTAGGGCGTGTTAAATCTCATCATAAATATGGTGGGTTAGACAATCGTATTATGAAACAAAAAATCAATCGATATGGTTATTCTTGTGTGAAATTGAGCAATCGAGGGCACACAAGGCATGTGCAAGTACATCGGTTAGTTGCTGAGGCTTTTCTTGAAAACCCAAACGATTTTCCGATGATCAACCACAAGGATGAAAACAAACTAAACAATCATGTAGAAAATCTTGAATGGTGTAATGCGCAGTATAACAACACATATGGTCATCGATTAG